CGCCTTGGGTGAAGAAATAGGTGGCGTATTCGGTCGAAGAACCGCTGCCATCGGTCTGCACATCGTCAGACACGATCACGCGCAGACCCATGTAGGTCGGCACGCTCACGGGACCGTAGGCACCAGCAATGCTGCCGCCAACGAAATCAGTGACGCTAGAGGTCAGACGTGCGTCTGTCTCGGTCACGTAGTCGATTGCCTTGCGCTCAACCAGGTCGTAATAGACCTTGGAGTGCATGGCAACGGCAGCCAGCTTGTCGCCTTGATCGCCCAGCAGGCTGCGGGCTTCAGCAACGTGACGGGGGTTCAGCGTGGTGGGGGTATCACCAGACTCGCCATCAATGGTCAGACCAAAGAAGGCGGCGGAGCTGGAGGTAGATCCCAGGCTGCCGAACACACCGCCAAGGCAGGACAGCAGATCCTTCTGGCGCTGGTTAGCGATGTAATCAGCGATCTTGGCGCCGATGGCGGCCATGGGATCGGAACCGGCAGCAAGAGCAGCCAGGTCACGAGACTCAAAAGCGCGACCACGGTGCAGGATCACGCCAACTTGCTTGTCGGCTTGGATCTTGCCAGGGGTGAGGCTTGTGCTGTCGGTCAGCACCTCGAAATCGCCGGAAAGGTTTGCTTTCCAGAAGGGAACGTTGATGAAATCACCGCCCTCGGTGGCATTCAGCTCCGCCATGGGCTGCACCACACCGGAAGCCAGGAAGGCATCACGCTGAGTGGTTTGCTCAATGACGTAAGGCGTAAATACCTCGGGGATGATGACGTCAGAGCGAAGGGTCGCCATGACTAATCCTCAAAAAGGGTTTACGGATGTGGGCGCAGCCCTAGGCTCTATGTGGCGCAGCCATCACGAGCAGACATTCAAATACTAACGGTTAGCTGCAGCTTTCATCCGCTCATATAGGTCGCGGTCTGTACGGAACAGGCGCGACTGCTCGGTGAGGTTGAAGCTATCGCGGTTGAATGGATTGCTCATGCCAGTCGGGATAGTGCCATTGCTGCCGCCGGTTGGTGCTCCGCTGCCTTGTGGCTTGGGTTGCTTTTGCATCCAAGCTGGCAGGCTTTGCTTTGCCCACTCGCTAACGGGCGTGCGTTGGTAGCCGTCTACAACGACAACAGTGCCATCAGCTTCCCGCTCGATCTGATCAGCGTTCAGCTTGGTTTTGAGCACTAGGTCGGGATCGTGAACGATGTCAGCTAAGGCGCTGACAGCTGGTGTAAGCAGCTCAAGTTCCCGCACGCGGGACTCAAGCTCGGCAATGCGCTGGTCTTTCTGCGCCGTCGCCTCACGGAACTGCTGCTCCAAAGCCTGTCTGGCTTCGGTATACTTTCCTTGAGATTCAAGTTCGGCTTGTTCAGCGCGGCGCTTGAATTCCAGTAGCTCATTGATGTCAACGCCATCAGGCGCCTTGGATTTCTTTGCTGCACGCAGCTCAGCAATCAGCTCTTGATTCTTGCGCTCTAGCGCTTCTACGCTGCGCTGCAACGCTTCAGCTTCAACCCCAGTAGTCGCAGACTCTTGGGTTTGTTGTTCATCAGACATGGATAAGCCGCAGGCTTAATTACACCTCTACGTTACCACTTCTCTTTATCTGCCCACCACGCAGCAGACATCTTGCCCTTAGCGATATTGCCGGCGTGACGCGCCTTGAAAGAAGCTCGTCGTGCTTTGGCCGCGGCGGATTCACCCTCGCGTGATGGGCTGCCGCTAACGCCTTGCTGGCCAAAGCGGATCAGCTTTACCTTGTCGCCTTCCTTGGCGAGCACCGCGTGCGATTTGTTCGGATGCTTTGGCGTCCGCTTCGGCTTGTTGTAGCCGTCAAACTGCTCGCCGCGGTAGGTGATCATGGCGCCATTGGCCGTCGCTGGACTAGGCTAGCCGCATGGAAATTATCGCATCGGACCCAGACGGCCTTGGATCACGCGCTATTCGCAGTGCGTTGAAGCGGATCATTGATGTCGACGAAAACGGCAATGAGGTGTGTTTATTTGCTGCCGTTGGCAACATGCACCTATCAAGAGTTATCGCCATCGCTCGGGATGAGGATGGCGATTTGGTATTCATCACCGATTTTGCCCAAGAGATTATGGAAAGCTTGGGAACTTGGGATGAATTTGCAAGCTAATTAACGCCCGCGCTTTTTGATCATCGTTGCGAGGCTGCGCTTGGCACCAGCGGCTTTGCGGTTGTCTGCCGCAGAACGGAACGGTGAGGACTGACGAGCGCGGCCGCTTAGATCCTTGTAGCGAGTTTTAGCAGCACTCACCGGAGCCTTGCTCATTTTCTTGGTGCCTTTAGAGGCAGCCTTAGAGCGTGATTTCCCAACTTGAGCAGCACTGGCCTTCATACCAGCACGAGTGCCTGCACCTGCACCGGTGCCTTTTGTTTTCAAGCCTTTTGTGCTAGTGGCTCGAAGTCCGCCGGCCCGCTGCTGAGCGGCTTTTTGACCAGAAAAGCCTTGCGCCTTGACGCGACCGCCGATGGCAGTTGTGCCTTTAGCTTTTAATTCTTTAGAGCGAGCAGTGTTAGCGGAGCGCGTAGAGCCGGACTTGGATTTACCGCCGCCGCCGCCGCCGCCGGCAAAGCGCCCTATGGAGTCGCGTTTGTAGGTACGGGCCATTGGCTTTTATTAATTCATAATCGCATTCTAGCCGTGCTGATTATTTCTTTTTCTTCGCGGTCTTAGCGGCCGCCTTAAATGCAGCAGCAGATGGCCTGCCGGCTTCGCCTTTACGTGCCATGCGCTCCTTGCTGCCGGCTTCAATGCGCTTGCGTTTGGCGGCAATGTTGGCGTATAGGCCAGGCTTCTTAGCCATCACTTCTTACCCTTGCGTGACTTGCCGGCTTTTGCGAGCGCGATTGCTACCGCTTGCTTTTGCGGCTTGCCTTTTTTCATCTCCGTTTTGATGTTGGCTGATACTGCAGCCTGCGACTTGCCCTTTTTCAATGGCATAGCACCACTCTGTTACTGCTGTAAGTTTAGCCATGTCAAGCGTCGCCCAATACTGGCTACCATCTTCACGTTGGCACAGCACTGCTTGAACCCATGCTTCGCCGACTAATGCTTGCACAGGATCGCTGACGATCAAACCATTCTGAAAATGCCGCAGGCTAGGCAGGTCCATATCGTGCACGAAGCTGATCTAAGGTTAGCTCTGAGCCGTCATCACGAACTAGCTTGGCGATGGCATCAGTTGGGCCATACTTGTCAGCAAGCCGGTTGAAATACGGCACTTTGTTAGCGCCCAATGCCTTGGCCTTGGTCTCAAGATCTTGCTTTGCCAGCCATTGCCCGTAAGTTTGATCTGCCGGCACCTGGCCACCTGCTGATGCACGCTTTGCTGGCGGTGGTGGCGTGAAACCCAACTCGTCGTAGTCGATCACCGGCACTGTCGTTGATCTGCAATTGAAATGCTGCGGCGGAGTCGGGCCTTTGCCGTATTCAAACTCTCGACCATCCAATGCACGGCAAATGCTACTGGTGCGGGTATCCAGTGTTGCCACATAGCGATACTTTTTAGTGATGTCTTGATTTGCTTCGTACACCTGTTGACTAGCTGCATTGGCTACTTGGTTGATGCTGGTGCGCACAAGGCTAACGATCTGATTATCCGCAACCGCTGTTGCCTGCCCGCCTGCTGCAACTAGCTGCTTCACGGTCTTAGCCTCTTCGCCAAATTCAAGGTTTCCAATCAACCGCTTGGCAATGGCTGGCGTTGGCTCACCAGTCAGCAGACCTTGCCGCACGACTTGCGAGAACCGCTCTGCTTGATCTACTGCAATGCCGCGGAATGCTTTGGTGACCACTTCACCATTGGGCAACGTAATTGTGGCACCTTGCGCTGCGGTGAGGCTGAATGTTGCCGGTGCACCTTGTACTGCAGCAAACAGGTCGTCCGACAGCGCCACCACGTTGATCTGCGTCGGATCCGTGGTGACCACTGACTGCGCAAACTGCGGGCTGATCTCAACGGTGCGCACTGCATCACGTGCACCTGCCGGCAATGCACGCCGCAATTGACCAGCCACAAACTCAGATTGCAGCTCTGCAATGCCTTGCAGTTCTAATGCTGTCAGCTCCGTTGCATCGCCTGCCCATGTTGCCAAGCTGTCCTTCAACTGAGCAAGGATCGCGCGGAGCCGCGCCGCTTTGACTGGCGCCGATATCTCATCAATGGTGCGCAGTTGATTGACGGCATCAATGATGATGTCGTTGTAGGCATTGATCACACGCCGCGCAACGCTATTGCTGTAGCGGTTCAGATCTATTGCATTGCGGTAGAGCGCTTCTGGTGTGCTCATCGTTCAATGCCAAGATCTTCCGGTTGATAGCCGCTGCGAATACTGACGTTAGCGCCGCGGTTCAATGCAGTGGTGACCAATGCAGCAAATGCGTCATAACCGTTTTGCCCGTCTTCGTACAAGATCGTTTCGTCAATCTCATCGGCTCTGCCTTGCTTGTACCAGCTGATGCGCACGATGGCTAAAACCTCTTCCGGCAGGGCGCTGACGTGATAATCAAGCTCTTGTCTCCTGGGTTTCCTCGGTTCCATCCAGATCATCAGGTCCACTAAGCGGTCGGTCACCCAGTCCAGCAGGTTGTAGATCAAGCCCCGCATTGGCCGTAGCTTCAAGCTCCTCATCCACGT